AGCTCTTGCCCGTTTGCTTGATGTTTTGCCAGGTAGCATTGTGCTGGATGGCGAGATTATGGCTGCCGACAATTCATTTAAGACTCTCAGCACGCAGATGAATCGCAAGGACAATGTAGACACAGGCAGTTTTTATTTCGCAGTGTTTGACATAATTCCCAAGCGTGACTTTGACAATCAAAACAGCACGCACACTCAACATCAACGTCATCAAGTGTTGCTGGAAATGGTGGGGTTGTTTCAGGAACATTGTGGTAATGCAGTTCGTGTGCTGCCCAAACGCATGGTGGATTTGGATACGCCAGAAGGTCACCAGCAACTGGAAGAAATGTTTGCACTGGCTATTGACGAAGGGTTTGAAGGAATTATGCTAAAAAACCCGGATGGCATTTACGAACACAAGCGAAGCAAAAATTGGCTCAAAATCAAGCCATACGTGGATGTTACTGTTACCATCCGATCTCTGCACGAAGGCACAGGCCGCAACGAACATCGGTTGGGATTTGCTCGATGCACAGGAAAGGATTTTGATCCACGCGACGGACAAACCAAACTCATTGAGGTGGATGTAGGTGGCGGATGGAGTGACGAGGAGCGCGTTGAAATCTTCGCCAACCCCAAAAAATATATTGGAAGAGTTATTGAAGTTCGAGCAATGGAATTCACGCAGGACCAACACGGTGGATCGGTGTGGGCATTGCGTCATCCGCGATTCAAAGGATTTCGAGACACCGATGAAAACCCGGGATCAAAAATATAATAGCTGGCTGTTTTATCAAGTTCCTTCGCACCAAGTGTCATTATATTGCACGTTGCAAATGATATATCTGTCTATTGTTGCTTTTTTGTTTACTGTTTTTGGTATGGAGTTTTTGGTAGTTAATTTTGCACTGCAAATTTTTGCAAATGATTATGCTATTTTGCGCATTATCAATCCACAAAACCTAAATCAAACAAACAACTAATAACCGATATGTCTGAGCACTCAATGCTGTCTATAAGTCGAACTTGTTTTCTTTTTGGTCCCAACTATGTTACTATTACCATTTACCATTGATCAAAATTCACCGCAAACTCTAGCATTGTTTCCAAATCGAGTTGTGTGCCAAGGCAGTCGAATATTTGATGCTGTTGAATGGGCTCACACAAACATTCAGCAAAAATGGAGTCGACGAACCAATATTTTTTACTTTGAGAGCATCGATGATGCCATGCTGTTCAAATTGAAATTTGCAGGAGTAAAATAATATGATCAACATTCATTATGGTAGAATTTCTTTTTATTTGATTTGCACTTTATTTGTATATTGCAGTTTTATATCTTTGCTATTTACAATAATTGGGATTGATTACAGCCTTGAATATGCTATAATAGCAGTCATGATAGCCGTTGGTCTTACTATAAGCCAGTTTGTAATTTCAATGTTACAACATTGGGAACAGTTTACTAGAATCTATCTTGAAATACCCACTGATTATAACTGCAAAGACATTACAAAAAAGTTGAATATTGAAAACAAAGACGTAAAACTCAACGTATATCTTAACAGAATCTATAGCAAAAGACTTGATGATTTCTTATACTTGAAGTTGTGTTTTGGTGGCAAATTAAACGCACATAAAAATGTATTTTGAGTTTGAAGATATTACAAAATGACCCAAGATCATAGAATAGGCTTTGCTTGCAAAATAGTAGCGGATGTTGAAGATAAAAAACAAAAGATGCTTTTGGAAAGCAAACATAATACCAAAAGCACCACCATCACTGCATTACAAAAACTCAACCATAGTCAGAAGATTGAAAAACTTTATGGTATTTTGAGTCAAAACGCTGAAATCTTAGCCAATCAAATGACACTAGTGGGATCTTGGCCGAAACCCAGACGTATGATGCGAATATCATCTGATATATGGCCGGGTTTTACACATGAAGAAATATCCACTTTGTATCAAGAACCGATATTACAACAAGCAATGAGTATGGTGAATCATGCCGGTGATATTGCCAAACAGCACGACATTCGTTTAAGTATGCATCCTGGACAATTCACCATGTTAGTAAGCCATACCAAATCAACAGTTGACAGAGCAATTGAAGATTTAGAATACCATGCAGAAATATTTCGTCGCATGGGTATTTCACATACGGATCAACGCACCGAAATCAACATTCATGGTGGAGCAAAAGTTAAAAATTTCTATGAACAATTTGTCACCAACTGGCAACGTTTGTCGCATGACACACAGCAATGGATCAGTGTGGAAAATGATGAATTTTCATATGGCGTTGATGATTTGCTACCACTAGCTGATCATGTGAAAATATGTGTGGATGTGCATCATCATTGGATACATGAAGAATGTTATTTGTCTCCTGATGACGATATGATAGATAAAATCATAAGCAGTTGGAGAGGAGCTCGTCCTGAAATGCACGTGAGTACCAGCCACGAATCTGTTGACAGCAATGGAAAAGAAATACCACAATTCACCACGCATGATGTGAAAAAATCTCTTTGGCGCAAGCATTCGGATTTTTGCTATAACCCCAAACTCAACGACTATTTTCTTTCATTTTTGCCACAATTTGATTTAATGGTTGAAGCCAAAATGAAAAATATCGCAGCAAAGCAACTATTGGAATCTTATAATAATCGATAAAAATTAATATTCACAAACAACACACAGTATCAAAGGCAAGTTTTGGAAATTGCTGCGGGTCACGAAAATAAAACAACATTCATTTCAAACAAAACATATTCTGGATTAAACCATATTAATTCAGATGGGATCTCTGTTCAAATGAACAAGTTAGATGATTTGAATTTATCTTTTCCTAATTTTATAAAAATAGACATGGAATGCTTCAAACTTCATACCCTTAAGAGATTGGAAAACACTCTCATAATTCATAAGCCAATGATTCAACTGGAATTGCAGAAGCCATTGTTGGAATCATTTAATACTCCTATAGAAGATGTTTGGCTTTGGCTGAATAATTTGGGCCAACTATATGACTCAAAAAATAGACTATGGGAGAAGTGAGATTCTCACTTAAAACCCAACGATACCCCTGGAGAACAAGATTGGTTTGCAAAACCCATATAAGAACAAACATATTTCTTAGCTGATTTCATTGATTATATTTTTGAAATATTATTATAAATATGATTATGAACCAAGAGATCGAAACACTGAAAAAACTCGCCGGGTTAAAAGAACATTGGCATGATAAGCTCAAGGTGGCATTGGGTGAAGAAGAGCCACAAACACCTGAAATCACTAAAACTTCCCATAGACACTGGCTGGACAAACTCAAGTCAGCTGCTAATGCTGAATGGTATGACAAAGCCACTGAAGAGATGATTCAACGCATCCAAGCGGGTGAATTTGAAATGGAAGTGGTCAATGATCTAGCTCGGCAGTATGCCTCTATGAATGGTGGATCTCATGATGCTTTCCAATTTGCTGTGGATGCACTGGGTCGCCGTGCTTGGCAAATGGGCTTGAATGATGCCAATGACAACAGCAAGCCACGTTATCAGATTCAACCACAGGATTCACACAGAGAGCCATTAGCAGAATATCACATGGATCATATGCAGAATCCAGGTAGACGTTCCAGTGAAAAATGCCTGAATCTTCATCGTCAAGCACAACAAGATGATGCATATGGCAGAGTAGCCAAAGGTCAATTGGAAGATGAAATGAAAACGCATGGGTTTGATAACCTGGATCTATTCCTAAAAACCTGTGAAAGAGTTGTCAATCAAGATGAGTCATTGAGGGATGAATTATCCCCAAAGAAGGCCCAAGAAGCGCTCATGCTTTGGCGTAAAAATAAGATTTTTGAATTGATGAATTTTGTTGAAGGCTATGGTTTCAAAAGTGTTCAGGATCTTTTAAATTATATAAAAACAATCAAAGAAAAAAATTTAAATGAAAGTCACAGCGATGAAGAAATTGCTGCAATGAGCAGAGAAGAACGCATCAAAGAAGCAGCAGCAACTCTTTCAGAAGTTTGGAGTGATGATGAATTCCGAGGCACGTGGGCGCAAGCAGTTTCGGCCATTGCTCGTCAATATAAGATATCGTCAGATGAGCTATTAGCAGAATATGATAGGATCACCTTTCCTGGTAAAGGTAAAAAAAGAGATCCAAACCCCCAAACCGTTGAGCAAGTGATTAATAAATGGAATGAATACAAAGAAAAACACTTTAACAAAGAAAACTTATGGCGTTGGGAAGAATTAAACAAGATAGCACAAGACCACGGCTATTGGAATCTCACTGATTTTCTAAAAAGAGTTGCCAAACTAAGTGATAAAAAAATCATTGGTATCAAAGAATCCTCTTACAAAACTGTTGAGCCCACCACCAAAACTGCGTTGGCTTATTTGAAAGATTATAACAAGTGGGTGGAAGATCCCGATAGCATGCCCCCTAAAGAAAAGGGAGAACATGGCTTCTGCATGCATCGCACTATGCGAGCACATGGCTATCGCGATCCCAATGCATTTGCGCAGGCATGTAAACAAAAACTAGCACAAAGCAAGAATACAAAAATTCAAAAAAATGCAATGGAAGAAGAATTTGCTTCAGCAGTCAATGAAGTGGGAGACATTAGACCCAATTTGATAATGAGCGGCGAATATGGTCCGCGTAAAGGTTTGGAAGGTCCATTCACAATGAAAAATGGTCAAGTGGTTTATTATGATGCCAAAGAAGGCAAGTATTGGGACCCCAAAACCGATATGTATATTCCCAATGAAGAAATTCATAAAATGCATGAAATGATGGAATCAAAAAGTGATATGACATCTCTGGCAACATTGCGTGACATTTTGGAATCTTTTGAAGAAGAACAGCATCAAAATAATATATACGGATCTCGAGATTTCAGCAGCAATGTCAAGGATTTCTATAATCACGTTCGTGAATTTCCTCATATGCTAACAGGCGACAAAGAAGCTTGGCGTAAACACGATGTGGTTGTAACTATAAGACATCCATATGGTCATACAGAAGTTCGACATGGATCAACTGCTGATATTCACAGATGGATGCCAGAAACAGAAGTTAAAAGGTACGGTCAAAACTTTGCCAATTATGAACTATCACTGGATCCACCATATCCAATGAATGAGAAACACATCAGCAAAATTCAAGAAGCCGAGGTAGTGCCAATGCATTCAAAACCTGCTTCGGGAATGGAAGTGCCAAAAGGTTATGCTTCTTTCTATGTGCAAGAAATTTCTCCCACTGTTTCAAAAATCATCGGTGTAAAACCCAATGGAGTTGAAGTGGAAATATCAAGAACTTCCACTGAAGGAGCACATGCTCTTGCCAAGCACTACAATTCAGGTGGCAGAGGTGGGGTGCAATCAGTATCATTAATGTCTGCTTTTGGCACGCCAGTGATGCAAGAGTTAGATGCAAATGGCTATCACATGATGGAAAAGCCAGGTTATTTCCAAGAAGTGGTCAATGACAAAAAATATCATGTTCCTGTTTCAGCTATTCGTAAATTAGAACAAAAAATGAACATGAAAATTCCTGTAAAGCCTATGAAAGACGCTGTAAAACAATTCCGAGACGGAAATTTTTACCCACAGGGAGATAGAATCAGTGATTTGGAAACTGTAATTCTAATTCATCCTGGTGAAAAAAACAAATGGGGAGAGGAAACAATCAAACCTGGATCAGTATTCCTAGCGGACCGAGGCGGCGCCAAAAAATACTATAGAGCATGGGCCCTGATTCCTGATTATTCTGCTACTGTGTTGAACTTGAAAAAATAATATTGCATTGCTGTTGCCTGTAAGTTATTTTTATGTTCAAACAAGGAGAACTTTTTATGGATTTGAATAATCTATCTGCCGAACACAAAGCACGAATCAAAAACACCATCAACGAAGGCATACAAACCATGCAAGAAATCAAAGACTTGCGTGAGGGTATGAACGACTTGTTGTCTTCAGTTGCTGAGGACTTGAACATTCCCAAGAAGGAACTCAACAATGCAGTTAAATTGGGTTTTAAAAAGAGTCAGCGCACTTCCGTAATCGAAGAAGAAAAAGAAAGTTTGGATCTCGTGGAAGCACTGCTAAATATAGCAGGTAGATGATAAAAGTAGAAATACCAACGATTTTTAGATACATTGAAGGCTTAACACCAAATGCAAATGACTTTGATGTATATCGTTTGTATTCCTGTCGTCGACAACTGGAGCGATGGTGTCAAAAAAACTATCTCCCAGAATCTTACCATATAAAAATCAATCGTTCCGAACCTGACAAATATGGCGCAGTTGAAGCTCGAATTTGTATTGAATTTGCAGACGAAGACATTGCCACACATTTTAAACTTTGTTATTTAGAAAAACAATAGTATATTAAACACATGTATGTAGATGCCTACACAGAACGAGACTGGGATGAAATTTGGGTTGCAGAACGTGGTCCTGACGGCAAACGACGTCTAATCACATATCCAAAAAAGCTGTTGTTTTATTATGAGGATCCAAAAGGTCGATACACTTCGATTTTTGGAACCAAATTGTCAAGGTTCAAAACCACTTCACAAAAAGCATTTCAAAAAGAGCTCAAGCTTTGCAGCAAGAGAACTTTTGAGTCAGATATCAATCCTGTTTTCCGCTGCTTGAGTGAAAACTACTTGGGCCAGCCAGCACCCAAGCTCAATATAGCATTGTTTGACATTGAAGTGGATATGGATCCCAAGCGCGGTTATCCATCAACTACTGATCCATTTGCCGCAATAACTGCTATTTCTGTTTATTTAAATTGGGAAAATCGAGTGATCACACTAGTTCTTCCTCCCAAAACTATAAAAGATGAAAATGGCAAAGTTGTACCACTCACTCTAGAACTTGCCGAAGCCATTTGCAACTCGTTTCCCCACACTTATTTGTGTGAAACCGAACAACAGTTGTTGGAAGTGTTTTTAGAACTCATACAAGAAGCGGACGTGCTGAGTGGTTGGAATTCAACCGGATACGATATTCCCTATCTAGTCAATCGCATTGAATTGGTTTTATCCAAAGATCACACTCGAAAATTTTGTTTGTGGAATCAATTGCCGCGCAAGCGTCTTTACACTAAATTTGGTAAGGAAAATATCACATACGACACAATTGGTCGCGTGCATTTGGATTATTTGGATTTGTATATGAAACATGCAATGCAACAGTTGCATTCATACAGATTGGATTTCGTTGCTGAATTGGAAGTAGGTGCAAACAAAACGCCGTATGAAGGGTCGTTGTATGACTTATATCACAAAGATTTTCGCAAGTTTGTAGAGTATAACCGTCAAGACGTACATCTACTAGTGCAAATTGATCAAAAACTCAAATACATTGAACTAGCCAATCAACTAGCTCACGCCAATGGCGTGTTGTTACAAAACACACTGGGATCAGTGGTTTTGATTGACCAAGCAATTGTAAACGAGTCCCATGCATTGGGATTGATTGTTCCGGATCGCAAGCGTGAATTGACAGATGATTCAACGTTGGAAACAGAAGAAGAAACTGTAGTGGGCGCATATGTTGCTGAACCCAAAGTGGGCATACATGACTGGGTGGGGGCATGCGATATTAACTCACTGTATCCATCTGTGTTACGATCATTTAATATGGGGCCCGATACAATCGTAGCACAGATTCGGCCCACGCTTACTAATGAATTCGTAAAGAAAAAAGCTGGCGAAGTTGACAAAGCCACAGACATTTGGAACGAAATCTTTTCCTGCTTGGAATATGATGAAGTGCTAAATCAATCCAATGTGGATTTGATTGTGGATTTTGAAAACGGCGATGTCAAACAAATGAAAGCGTACGAAATTTACAATTGGATCTTCAATGCAAAACCACAATTGTGCATTACTGCCAATGGCACAATTTTTTCTTATGAAAGAAAAGGCGTTATCCCGCAAATTCTCGAGCGCTGGTATTCCGAGAGAAAGGACATGCAGAAAAAGAGCAAAAACCTTTTTGCCGAAGCTAAAGCATGTGAAGATGAGGAACAAAAACAAAAACTATTAGTTAATGCAGAGTTCTGGGACAAACAACAATATATTAGAAAAATTCAGTTGAACTCACTGTATGGCGCACTGCTTAATCCGGCATGTAAAATGTATGACGATCGCATTGGCCAATCAGTTACTTTAAGCGGGCGGCGTATTGTCAAACACATGTGTTCGTGTGTTAATGAAATTCTCACTGGTGATTACAACTACAAAGGCGATGCAATCGTGTATGGAGACACTGATTCAGTAACAGGCAACACATTAGTTAAGTGTTTGATAAACAATGAAGAGAGAGTTTTTCCCATCGAAGAACTATTTGATATGATTTCCTATAAATTTGCTCGGGGGCATAAAGAATATGCAGTAGATCCTTCTATTAAAGTTCTTACTTACGACCCCAAGCTCAAGAAACCTGTTTACAGAACAATAGATTACGTGTATCGTCACAACACTGAAAAAGAACTGTTTGAAATTGAACTCGAAGATGGTAAAAAAGTTATAGTCACGGAAGATCACAGCGTAATGGTTGAACGAAATGGAATCTTAATTGAATGCAAACCCAATGAATTAAAAGAAGAGGACAAATTTATTGTAGTTAATTACGACGATATACACTAGCACTATGATTTGATAAATCATATTCAATATGCTAAGTTAATGCTTGAATGTTTTGATCAAAATTTAGTGTGTAGTAAGATTGGATTGCTATGAAAATTAAAAAAATAACTAATTTAGGAAAACAAAAAAAGCCAGTTTACGACATTGGGGTAAACAAGGATACACCGTATTTCTTTGGGAATGGTATATTACTTCATAATTCTGTTTATTTCTCTGCATGGCCACTACGTTACAAAGAAGAGTTTGCTGCTTTTGATTGGAGCAAAGAAAATATTATTAAGTTGTATGACAACATTGCAGACGCAATGAATGAAACATGGTCTGCTCAACTCAAAAGTGAATTCAATGTGCCCGAAGATCGATGTGTGATCAAAGCCGGTAGAGAGTTAGTTGCATCCAAAGGCCTGTTTATTACCAAAAAACGCTATGCTGTGTTGATATTTGATAAAGAAGGCGTACGCGAAGATAACAATGGCAAACCTGGTAAGATCAAAGCCATGGGGTTGGATCTCAAACGATCTGATACACCAGAACGCATTCAGCAATTCCTAGAAGGAATTCTAACTCGTGTGCTGCAAGGTGCAACTGAAAGTCAAATCATTGACGATATTAAAAAATTCCGAGCAGAATTTGCCCAATGGGCGGCTTGGGAAAAAGGTGCGCCCAAAAGAGTCAACAATATTACTGCATATCGCGAACGTGATGAAAACAAACGCAACATCGAACTCAATATGCAATTGTATTCTAAATTGGCTGCATCTAAAGATCCCACTGAAACCAAAAAAATTCAATCGGAAATCGACAAATTGAAAAAGCTTACGTTGCCTGGCCACGTTGCTGCTTCATTAAATTGGAACAAACTTCGCAAGCTCAACAACGATGCCATTTCCATGCCAATTCAAGACGGACAGAAGGTTGTTGTTTGCAAGCTCAAGCCCAACATTTGGAACATGAATTCAATTGCGTATCCAGTTGACGAAATGCATTTGCCAGATTGGTTCAAATCATTGCCATTTGATGTTGATGGAATGGAACAAACAGTTTTAGATGGAAAGCTGGAAAATCTACTGGGTGTGTTGAAATGGGATTTAAATTCGTCTAAACTCACTGAAATCGACGAGCTGTTTGAATTTTAAAATTCAAATATATTGACAGAACTTTTGAGCTCAAATACAATCAACGTAAATTTAAAGGAGAGAACACATGCGTGAGTTGCTTAATGACTTAGTCTACCACACCAATACATTGGGTGTGTTTGACAAAGTCAAAATCATAGTGGAAAACAATGTTGTGAATTTTGAAGCTGTTGATGATGAAAAAACCATCATCCTAAATGGCAAATTCAAAAATCCTGTAGAAGAATTTGACGGTGTTTTTGGTATTTCAGATTTGGGTCGCTTGGGCAGTTGGCTAAATCATCCCAACTTCCTTCATGAAAAGGCTGTGCTTTCCATTGAAACCAAAGAGATGGAAGGTATTAACATCCCCACTGCTATCAATTTTGAAAACAAAGAACTTGGCGCGCAAGCACAGCATCGTCTTGCATCAGCAGAAATGTTGCCCGAAGCCAAGTTCAAAGGCACTGAATGGGAAGTGACATTTTCTCCGGACAAGAGCAAGATCAGTGAATTCCAGTCATTTGCATCCATTGAAAGTGATCGTGAAGAATACTTCATGCCGAAAATGGAAAAAAACAATTTGATGATTTACTTTGGTGAACAAGGGGCATCAACCCATTCATCAAAAATGTGCTTTGCGACTGGACTGAAAGGCGAAATCAGCAAGGACCTTTACTGGAAGATTGCTGCCACTGTTTCGGTTCTAAAACTGGCCAAACAACCACCAACAATTTCTATTACTGGCAAGGGCGCATTGCAAATCAAAGTGCAATCAGAATTTGGTGAATACCGTTACATTTTGAGAGCCCACAAAAAGTGATCAAATCTTCGCCATTTGCACTTCATGTGTCACATGAAGTGCAAATAAGTGGCAATGTAGTTATAAATTACTCTCTACACAAATCATTGGATTGTGGGGATCGAGTATGGATAAAAGCGGAGCATGTGTTATTGGGTCATCAAGAGTTTAATACAATAACAAATGTCATTAAAAAATCAACAAAGGCCAAAACCAAATGAGCGTTAGGACTGACCCCATTCAAACCATCGACTTGACATTGGGCAACGACACTGCGGATGCAATGCGCGAGCATGCAATGTTTTTGCCGTCTTGCTCCAGCTTTTATGTAAAAACCATATCAGGTGCGCACGGCAACAAGCGCATGCCCAAAGGACTGGTAAATGGCATGGATAGCTTAAATTACATGCTAAAAGATCGTGGCTTGTTTTATTACAAATACAATTTATATTCAGCAGGCCATGCTATTTTAGACTTAGAAAAATCTAAAAAATCCGAAAGCATGATATGGAACAGATCACCCGGTACCCTTGTGTTAGGCGACTCGGGTGGATATCAAATTGCATCCGGCACAGGCCATGTTAGCTTTGATTGGGGTGACTTAAAGAGTGACAAAAGCAACACCACTCGCAAGTTGGTGTTGGAGTGGCAAGAAGCATTGTGCGACGCTGCAATGACATTAGATGTGCCCACTCGTGCAATTGGAAACGCGGAAAAAACCGGCATCACTTCATTCCAGCAATGTTTGGACGCTACTTTGATCAATTTGAATTACATTGCCAACAATCGCACTGGACCAGAAAAATGTCGATTCTTAAATGTGTTGCAGGGTCGAACAGAAGAAGAAACTGACATTTGGTATGACACTGTGAAGGATTATGACTTTGAAGGTTGGGCATTCGCGGGCGTCCATGCATATGGCCTTTACACAACCTTAAAGCGTTTGATCAAATTGCGCGACGATGGCAAACTCAATCGCACACAAAATTGGATTCATATTTTGGGTAACACTCGATTGTTAAATGCTGGACCATTTACGCAAATACAAAGAGCTATACGCAAACACATGAACATCCCCGACTTCATTGTGAGTTATGACTCTGCTTCGTCGTTCCTTGCCGTAGCTAAAGGACAAGGTTATACTGGTTTTACTATGAGCAACTCTTACTCAGATGTGAAAAAACTAATAGTGAAAAAAGGTACCGAGTCTGAAGTGGACGATTTGTTTGATTTTGCTACTGGTGAAAGCATTTATGAACGCCGAGTACAATCACGTTCGCGCTTTAATTATAACATGGATGCAATGCCAGACGACAAGATGAAAAAGTATGTGGGCAGCGATGTGCTGGACGTGCGCTTCCCATGGCAGTCTCCACTTGCTGAAAGAATCTTGATGAGTGACATTTGCGTAAGCAACGACCCAAAAAAGAAAACATCTTGGGATACGTTTTCTTACGCATTGATAATGTGCCACAATGTTTATGTTCAAATTCGTGGAGTACAGGAAGCAATTCGCATTTGGGATCTACCAGGCGAAATGTGCTTGGGTTGGATGGATCTAGAAGCATATGAAGCACGAGAAACAGTGAAAGAGATTTTGGACTTGGCATTTGTATCGCAAACACCATTCTCAGATATTGAAAAACGAGTTCTGGGCGTAAAAAGAAAGTTGCTAAATTCGTTTGCCGGCACTACAATGGGCAATAAGAAAACTGCTGAGGAAGAATCTTGGAACAGTATGACTGGCAATGATATAACAATCGAAGAACCAGAATTACTTGCTGAAATTGTAGATGATAGATCAGAAAACAACAATGAATGAAAATAAAAAATCAACCAAAACATTTATCAAAGTGCGAACACAATTTGAAGGGTTTCACTTTTATCCTGGCGCTTCAAAAATTGATCCTAGAATTGCTTTTCTTGAAGTTGAGCATCGCCATATTTTTCAAGTGGAAGTGAAAATTTCAGTAACTCATCTTGATAGAGAGTTGGAATTCTTTCTAGTGAAATGGGCATTGCAAGATTTTGTTCGTGATGGAAAAATGAACCACAAAAGTTGCGAAATGATTGCCACTGATATTTTAAACAATCATTTGATACCATCATATGGTGCCGATAGATATTATGAAATCACCATAAGTGAAGATGGTGAAAACGACGGCATAGTGGAGTATAATCCATAAAGGTTGACTATGACAAATAAAAAACACATATTCATTCTTCCACTTGAAAAAGTAGAAACTCGTTATACATGGCAATGGTATTCAGAGTTGCCCAAGCAAATAGCTGCGGCTAGAACTGATCCATCAAACCAATCCATAATGATTGCATACGTAGACAATGCGGATTCTGTGTGGAGCAATGAATTTGACATTGAAATAATCAGCATCTCTGGTCAATTGCCAGAGCAAACAGCCACAGCAGGAGCATTCTTAAACTTTGCATCCACCAACATTTGGAAAAGTTCGCAAGCAGTGGAATGGTTCAAGTTAATACATCAGGGACGAGTGCCCAAAGGCAGTCGAGTGCTTTTCACCGATGCGTGGAATCCTGTAATCATACAAACTCGTTATGTGAGTGACTTACTGAAATTGGACTTGGAATTGCATGGCATCTGGCATGCAGGCGCGCATGATGAATGGGACTTTTTGGGTCAGAATCCTCGCGTACGTGAATGGGGATTGGACTTTGAGCTTGCACTATGGAAAGCTATCGACTACAACTATTTTACCACAAACTTTTATCTCAACAAGTTTGCGAAAACATGGAATTTGGACCCAAAGTCACCAAAGTTCGTGCGCACTGGCTATCCCAATCGCTTCTTGCTTGATAGTTTAGACCCATTGCCCAAGCAACCTGTAAACAAACGTCAGAAACAATTTTTGTTTCCTCATCGTTTGGCAAAAGAAAAACAATACAACATCTTCCAAGCATTGGAAAAAATATTTGACGACTATAAATTTGTGACTAGCCAAGCTCAAAAGTTGACCAAAGCACAATATCATCAACAGCTGATCGAAAGCCAGTTTGTGTTTTCCGCAGCACTGCAAGAAACGCACGGCATTGCACAAACTGAAGCAGTAATTGCCGGCTCTATTCCACTGGTTCCAGATCGTCTCAGCTATGCGGAAATGTATATGCCAATGTTCAAATATCCATCAGAGTGGACTCAGTCGTTTGATGCATATTGCAAATACGAATCTGCACTAGTAAACTTTATTATGGAATTGGAATATCAATTGCAAAAGTTTCCAGAATTGGTTGTTGCTGAAATTGAAAAAAACCGAGAGCATTTGATTAAAAACTACATTGATGCACCCAAACTATATGAGAATTTGCTAAAATAAAATGTCCACTGTTGAACAGATACAATTGGTATTAAAAACCATCGCTGAATTGGAAAAAATTATTGCACGGAAACCAGGTATTGTAAAAATAGGACGATTGCGAGCTGCTTATCAACAACTGAGAGTTCTAGCAAAAAAGCGACGAGAAGAGTTAATGATACAACAACGAAATATTAAATTTGATAGGGGTTGGGTAGCTGTTAAACACTTGAAAGACCCCAGACGATGATAAATAAAAAGTCGCATTGTTGGCGACAAATTGTTAACATAAACCGTGTAAGGAAGGTAAAATGGCATTTCAAAAAACAAAAACAGATCCTAATCTAGGACTGGCTGTACACAAAAACTTACTTGTCAAGGGCATTGAAACACCAGGAGTAAACTCTGGTTATAGGATGGATCGAAAGGAACAAATTGAATTTATTGAAGAGAAATTCCGCGAAATTATGACCCAAGGATTGGGGTTGGATTTGCGAGATGACTCTTTGATTGAAACTCCCAAACGAGTTGCAAAAATGTTTATCAACGAAATTTTCTGGGGCTTGGAAGTGGATGCTTTTCCCAAAGCCACCACTGTTGATAATAAAATGAATTATGACGAAATGGTGTGCGAGCGCAATATTATAGTTCAATCATTTTGCGAACATCATTTATTGCCAATTAATGGAGGGGCAACTGTTGCTTACATTCCCAACAAAAAGGTTTTGGGTTTAAGCAAAATGAATCGAATTGTAGAATATTTTTCTCGTCGTCCACAAATACAAGAACGTCTCACGCAGCAAATTGCACTAACATTGCAGTTTATTTTAGAAACAGACAACGTTGCAGTGTTAATTGATGCCAAGCATGATTGCGTAAGAATGCGAGGTGTAAGTGATCCTTGCTCTGACACTGTAACTAATTTCTTAGGCGGGTGCTTCAAAACAGACTTTGCGCTGCGCTCTGAATTTATGAGCATTGCAACTGCTGGACTGTTTAAAAACTAATAAATTTGACTTAGTCTACAAAAACTCTATATATTACTAACACTGGCCATTTGACAAAAGGAATTGAAGATGAAAAACGTTGTGGTTACTGGCGGAGCCGGATTTATTGGCGGACACTTGGTTGAAACATTACTAAACAAAGGTTACAAGGTTGTAGTGTTTGATAACTTTTTGACTGGCACCCTTAAAAATCTTGATTTAGAAAATCCAAACCTATTTTTAGTGGAACACGATGTTGTAGATAGATTTGATTCCAATATCAAAGAATTGATTAAAGAGACGCTTGATGGCCAAGTTGATGAGATTTACAATCTAGCATGCCCTGCTTCGCCTGTGCATTATCAAGCAGACCCAATCTACACCACAATGGTATCAGTAGCAGGCATGCTCAACACACTGGAATTGGCTCGCACATACAATTCCAAAATACTACAAGCATCAACATCAGAAGTATATGGTGATCCTCATGTACATCCTCAACCAGAATCTTATTGGGGCAACGTGAATCCACATGGCATACGAAGCTGCTATGATGAAGGCAAACGATGTGCTGAAAGTCTTTGCTTTGACTATCATCGTCAGCATCAAACATTGATCAAAGTGGTTCGAATTTTCAACACATATGGCCCACGTATGTTGCCTGATGATGGCAGGGTGGTAAGCAACTTTTGTGTGCAAGCTGCAAAATCAAAACCTCTTACCATTTATGGATCAGGGTCCCAAACACGAAGCTTCTGCTATGTAACTGATTTAGTGGATGGTTTGATTCGCATGATGGAAAACACTCCTGATTCTTTCTTAGGTCCGATAAACTTAGGAAATCCCGATGAGTTCACCATTTTGCAACTGGCACAAAGAGTTCAAAAACTAGCTCAAACATATCAATTACCATCAACTGCTATTCAATTTGAACCATTGCCCGGTGATGATCCCAAACAGCGCAAGCCAGACATCACTCTCGCCCAACAGGTTTTGGGCTGGACACCCAAAGTCAAACTCGAAGAAGGCTTGAGAATTACTTTTGAATATTTTCTAAATATAACCAAGGAAAATTCTAAACAAATATGATATACCGCAAACGAATTTGGTTTTTGATTTCGGCACAGAATCTTGTTCCACATGGCGGTGTCGGCACATTTTTTTCTGGTTTTGCATCTTTATGTAAAAAACACAATATCAAATTAGATGTAATTGTTGACGAAGAGCCACGAGACGTGGCTGAGGAAATGCTGGCAAACCACCAAGAAGTTTCAATTTATTTTCCTGAAAATAAAATTCAAAGTGATCACAGCAAGTGGTGTGCATTTTCTAGTGAGCGCACCGACCTCAGCAAGGTAATGCATTTTCAACTTGCAATGCAAAAAGTGTTTCAATTGAACCTGCCTGACATAATTGTTTCAAACACACCCGAAAGTAACTTTGCCTGTCAAGCAATGGGATTACCAACATTGTTTCCAACAGTGTTTTATACTCACTTGGATCATTCAGTGCATTGGGAAATGGATCACGGATTGGTGCCGTTTCATGAAAGCTTGACTGACTGGTTGCAAAAATCTTTATTATATAAACATGTAATTGCAGGAACTCAAACACAGAAAAATCAAATCATCTTACAAAATCGAAACGTCAATGCTCTAGAGCTTCCGCTTGCTTGTGAACCAGAATTGTGGAATAGCAAATATCAAAATCACCCCAATCCCGAAGGAGTTTTGTTTATCGGGCGGTTTGAACCTAGAAAGAACCCTCAAGCTTTTGTTCGATTGATACAAGCTACCAATTTACCGGCAAAAGTTTTAACAAATCGAACTGGCTATAGAAAATGGATCGAAGCATTTGCTGAAGCCAATATAACTGATTATCAAGTCAAGCATTCTCTAACTGGAGCGCCTAAATTAGAGTTTATATCGTCGGCAAAAGTAGCATATTTGCCTTCCAAACTGGAAAGTTTTGGATATGCTGCGCTGGAAGCTCTGCATTTTATGCCCACTGTGCTTTTAACCAAATACAACTGGTGGCAAAACTTCTCCGACTATGGAGTAATTGCAGTTGATGAAAAAGATGCAGCCGAAACAGTATTGCAGTTGTATAATCGAACAGAAAAATATTATCCACAAGTGCTTGACTATCACAAAAATTGTGAAGACCGTTGGATCAAATTCATTAGCACTGCAAAAAGCACCAAAGGCACAAATGGTCAAGCTAAAATTTACAAAGCTGTTGAAACCAATCAAGTGGTCAACTACTCGCACTTTTTTCTAAAAGACCTAAAACGAGAACAAATTATCTATACTGATATTGAAGGTGCAGTAGCAACAAAAAACCATTTCTATTGCTTTCACAAAAATCAATACTCGTATTTGTGTAAATCAGAAACGCCCGATGTAGAAAAGTTTGACCAAGAAAATAAATCAGCAGCAGAAGATAGCATAGATATTTTATGGAGGTCACTGACATGAAACAATATAAATTGAATTTGGAAAAAGCCAAAGCAAGCGAGCTGCATGATATACTAAATTGGTTTTTGAACCTACACCCGTTTTCGGAGAGATTAGTTGAAACAGCGCCCGAACATTTGAAAAAGTTTTTTGAGGAAAAAAAAGAACGATGAAAAAAACTAAATGGATTCCGTTTGGCATGCTGCCAGCAAGCTGGGGTTTGCGCGGGAAAAGTCGAGAAATTGCCGAAGCCGAATATTATTTATCTGGAGAAGAGTTGGATCGTCGTTTGGCAGAAATCAATTTTGCTGACAACGAACTTGAACTCAAAAAAGCACAGTTGAGCATTGATGTAAAATATCAAAAAATCACGCAATTGGAAGCCGACGAAGCAATTATTCGTCTCACACAGCAAAACAAACAAGAGCAGGAGCTTGCCATACTGAATTTAAAGTTTCGCAATGGCATAATCAATCAAAATGAATTTGATCGAAGCTCTGCTGAAATCTTAGAACAACCTTGGGTGGGTGTAAAAACAACCGAGTTTGATCCCAGCAAAGGCATTAACGGATTTTCTCTTGAATTGGATTACAACGAATACTTTGTTGATATGCTTCGTCGCAATGGCTATAAAGGTGCCAATTCACAACAAATTGTAGAACAATGGTTTAATGATTTGGCCACATCAATTGCATACGAAGAAGGTATAACTGCGGAAGATATTGAGATTTTAAATCCATCACCTAGTGCGTCGAGACGCGTTAGCAAATTGGGAGGAATTGGCAATCGAGACATATATTCTTAGCCGTTGACTTATGCAATTTGTAATGTAATATATATTTATCATGACATTCTTATTGGTCGATACAAATAACTTAATGCATCGTGCAAAGTACGCAATACGTGGCTCAACAGACGATAAAGTTGGGCTGGGACTTCATATCATTCTCTATTCGTTGCAGCATTGCTGGCGCAAGTTTCAAGCACAACACGTGGTGTTTGCACTAGAAGGTCGCAGTTGGCGGCGCGAATCTTATCAAGAATACAAAGCCACAAGACGTGTGGCGCAAGCATTGCGCACTCCTCAGGAAATCGAGGAAGACGAATATTTCACGCATGCAATGAATGACTTAATTGCTTTTTTACAGAAACGAACCAATGTCACTGTATTGCAAAGTCATGGTTTAGAAGCAGACGATTTAATTGCTGCATGGACGCAGCGTTTTCCTAATCATCAGCACGTGATCATTTCCGCTGATTCTGACTTTCAGCAATTGATTGCACCCAACGTAAAACTGTTTAATGGCGTGAAAAACGAAACATGGACAGTGGATGGTATTTTCGACGAAAAAAACCGCCCTGTAATTGATAAAAAGAGCGGGAAACCAATAAAAATCGAACCAGAATGGTTTCTGTTTAAAAAAATCATGCGCGGGGACAGTTCTGATAACATCATGAGTGCATATCCAGGTGTTAGAGAAACCAAATTGCGAGCCGCATATGAGGACCGAAAAACAAAAGGCTTTGACTGGAATGCAGTCATGCAGCAGAGCTGGAAGGATCATAATGGCCAAACTCATCGCGTAATGGATCGCTATTATCAAAATATGGAACTGGTTGATTTGACTGCGCAGCCGGAACCCATAAAACAATTGTGCAATCAAGTGATTGATCAGAGTTTGACAAAACCCAAAGTAAATGGCGTGGGCATTTGGTTCATGAAGTTTGCACAAACATATGGATTGGATCGTTTGAGTAAAAATCCCCAGCAATTGGGAGAAATACTCAATGCAGGTTTTGAAGGAATTGTAAGTGCCAGTTGAAAATGAGTTAAAATATATTCTAAATTTAGATTGTTTGGAAGATATTAAATCGCAACTGTTGTCATACTCAAATGCACGCAAACTTAAAATATGGCAGGGCTATTTGACCAGTCATGCGCGTATTCGACACATTGAAGAGGGTCGGGAAAATCGATACGTATTCACTTACAAGCTCAAAATAAGCGAGCAAACTGTGGAAATTGAAACTGATGTATCCATGCAAGACTTTATCAAAATGGTCGAAGCAGTTGAAGAAAAAATTGTCAAAGAACGCATTTCCATCAAGTTCGGCGAAGAAACATGGGAAATTGATTTTTTAAAAGACCCCAAAAACAACGACATTTATTTGATTATGGCCGAAGTTGAGATGCCAGAATGGCAATATGCGCCCATGTCAATTCCCAACTTTGTGTCGGATCACTTGATCTTTTCCGTACCAAAAAATGACAAAAGATTTAACAACAAACAATTGGGCGATCCCAACAAAGTTCGAAAACTGTATGAAAGTTTACTCGAAAAAAAATCTAGCAAATGATTTGTTTTTTGTTAAAATAATCAAATGATAGCAAAACAAATATTAGACAATGTGTGGGTGGTAAACAACGGCGACCAAACAATTGCATTGTTAACAGAAACAAACTCCCAATTCAAATGGATTGACCAACAATCTACGCAATTGTTTGACAGCATCAAACAATTGGAAAAAACTTTTGGTAAAATTATATGGGACCAAAAAACATACGAAAATCAAAAAAAGAATACCGTTAAAGGTTATCCCACTCGCCATGCCAACCCAGAAGAATTTTCGGATCCGGCGTTGGCTGGATTGAATTTCCCTCTTTATACAACGGGCGGCAACACTGTATATGCAGCAGGCTATTATTGCATTCGAACTGGTGAGGATTTAGAAAATAAAAAATATGGCATTATGTTTTGCCCCAAATTAAATACTCTTGCTGAAAGCCAATATATTGGCCCATTCAAAACCAAATTGGAAGCACAACAGGAAGCCTTGCTGCAAAACAAAAGATGAATACATCCACCAATAAAAAGTTTTACACTCGAACAGATTATGAAGCGTTAAATGCTCTCTTGTTTCAAATCGAACGGGCTCAACAAAGCACATTTGTAGAACTGCGAATCGCCGCAGCTGATGCCAGCAAAATTGCTGAGAACATATTAACTATGCAACTGCAAATCAACGATCTCAAACAAAAGCTGATTGCAGCACAACAAGACTTGATAAAAGCCCAGCAAACTGCACTGGAATTTGCTAAAGAACAAAAAATTTCTATCTCACTCAACGGCGGAACTTTCTAATATTTTTACTGCTTATTCAATAAATAAGCATATAAAAAGAAGAAAGTAAAAGCATGTCGAGACCTAAACCAGCTGTTGTTTTAGATTTTACCGATCCAAAAACATATAAATCTGAGCAAGTGTTAGCTGCTGATGCAGTATATGCCGTATTTTATGATGCCAAGCCCATCAATCTACGAACGAGTCACGCTCTCAAAGACTACCCTTTTCCCAAATACAAAAAGACTTCATTTTCCAATCCCGGCCATGCATTTAATTTGGCTGAAAAACTCAATCGATTGTTCAAAACCAATAAATTTCAAGTATTCAAGCTAGTTGATGGCGAGTTGCTCAAAGAGGATGCAGATCGCAGTGCATGACTGGTTCGTTGGATAACTTCAACAGCATCCATCAAAATTTGCGCAGTCTTGTGATGCAACAAGCCGAACAATGCCAAGATCCTGCACTGCGTAAATTCTTACAAAAAGATCTAAAATGGCATGAATTGTTTGGTTCATATCGAAAAAACAACAATCAAAGCGAAATTGGTTTGAAACTCACTGTCAAAGGTCTTCGAGTGTTTTCTTTATTATGGCAATCATATACAGTGTCTACCTTGGAACCAGTTGATCAAATTCCATTAGTATTATTGTGGCTTGACAGAACACAGATCTTGCCTTACTATCTTGATAAGAAAAGCGTTGTGTTTTTTGACGAGGATGCCGCAGTAATAGCCAAACTAAACAGCGGTGATCTATTGAGGTTAGCAAAGCAATGGCATTCGGACGACACACCTACAATTGCCACGTTTATGAAAAGTGGCCGATAGTTTCACAAACTGATGCGGGTGTTTGCTTGCTTGTTGCGTTTACTGGGCAAGATCGCCTAGTGCAAACTGTTTTGCAAAAAGTGCCGGAACTCAAAAAGTCTCTGGAGACGGTTGAGAATTGGAGTGTTCGGTGGATTCAAATATTGCCTAACAAATTCAATCATTCTCATCACAATCCATTTAGTCTATTACCGTATGGATACAACAAGAATTGGGGATTTTACTTCTGTCTTTATCTTCCATTGGATTCAATGTTTTATATCAAACTCAAAATGCAAGACCGCATTCCATACGAAACCTATGATCTTTCTGCTCATTTACAAAACTAATACACTTTGAATTTGATTGGTGAATATTTTTCAATGCCTATTGAAACAGTCGTTGACAACAAAGAAAACTGCCGTAAAGTGTAAAAGCAAACCAAGGAGATTAACCAAACATGGCAACGTCTAAAAAAACTCGAATTGATACAATCACCTTAAAGCCATCGCAGACCAAAAATGCACTCAAACATGCAATTTTGGCACAGCGCCCAACTTTTCTTTGGGGCCCACCAGGCATTGGCAAGAGCTCAATTCTCAAGCAGATTGCTGAAGAACTGGGCATGGATTTCGAAGACGTTCGTCTAAGCCAGATGGCACCCGACGACATCAAAGGCATTCCTTTCCCTGTTGAGGACGAGGAAGGTCGCAAAAGCGTGCGATGGATTCCGCCACACTTCCTGCCCCGCGACAAAAATGCCCGCACACTGATCTTGTTGGACGAGATGAATGCCGCAGTACCAACTATCCAGGCTGCTGCATATCAGCTGGTGCTGGATCGACGCATTGGCGAACATGTTCTACCAGAAGGCTGCATGGTTATTGCTGCTGGTAACCGTGAAACTGACAAAGGTGCCACATATCGAATGGCCACACCGCTTATGAACCGTTTTGTGCATTTGGAAATGCGTGTGGACTTTGATGATTGGCAGAGCTTTGCTATTTCCAAAATGTATCACCGTGACGTAGTCGGTTTTATCACCTTCCAGAAAGGCAAGCTGTTTGAGTTTGATCCAAGCTCTGCGTCGCGTGGCTTCCCCACCCCTCGTTCTTGGCAGTTTGTTTCGGATCTACTGCAAGTTGAGTCTCGCAGTGGGG